AGGGGTGCTATAGAGAGGACATGACCAAGGCACCGAAGACAAAGACCGAGAAGACCGTGGGCGCGCTGGTTTCCGAGCGCATCAAGGCGATGGGCGTCACGCAGGCCGAGGTGAGCCGGGCGACCGGGGTTCCACCGAATGTTCTCAGCACGGTGGTCCACGACACCCGCGGGCTCGGCCCCGGGTACGCCACCGCGCTCGGCAAGTTCCTGAAGATCGACCCCGCGCTATTCGACCGGCGGGCGCAGGCTCGCCAGCACAGGGCGGCCTGACCGTGGCGCGCCTTGCCCTTGGTGGCCCTAGCCGGTGCCTGGACGCCTCGCCCTCCGCGGCGACGGGGCGGGTGCTGTGATGGGCTCGGCGTCGGTTGCAGTTCGGGTGGTCCATGTCCAAGAGCCTAGGCGCTCCGGGATCGTGGCGGCAGTTACCACCCCGCGGAAACCCGTAACCCTCGCGGCGGCCCTCGACGCAGCGGACGTGAGCCAGGCGGCGCTAGCCCTGGCGTGCGGGGTGAGCCGGCCGCGCGTGTCGCAGTGGGCGGACCCGGACCACGACGCGGAGCCCAACCTGGGCCACGTCGCCCGGATGCCGCGCGCCGTCCGCCGCGCCATCGGCCAGGCCCTCGTGGACGCCGCCGACGAGGCGCTGGTGCCCACCGACGAGGCGCGCTGGGTCGGGGTGGCGCTGGGGCTCGTCACGCGACTGTCGGGGCTCACCGCTCGATTCGACGCGGCGCGGTCCGCGGGGCGTGACGAGTCGGCGGGGATCTTGCGGGAGATCAACGCGGCCCGGGACGACCTGGCGAGGCTGGAGGCCGGCGTGCGCGCGGCGATGGGGGCGAGCAAGTGAGCACCACGATTGCCCCGTCCACCCCGGCAACCCTTCGAGAAGATCGAAACGTTCGGGCGCTTCAGGTTGGGCTGGCCCGTGCCGGATGGGAGCTGAGGGCCCTGGACATTGACCTCACGACCGGTCGCGCCCGGATCGAGGTTACCGATGACGGTGGCCGGTTGCTGACCTTCGACGCCGACAGGCACGACCGCGCATCACTGACCGTCGAGGCACGCGAGATGCGCAGGGCCACGGTTGGCCGCCGCGGGGATCGCTGCGTGGTCGACCGCCTTGAGACCAAGCTCCTGTGGCGCCATCACTACGAGGGCGTTCGTTCGGGGTTGCGTAACTTCTGCAACTACCTGGAAGACAACGCGCCGAACGCCGGACTCCTGGCCCGGTACGACGTTCGCCGGCTCATGGTGGCAGCAGCGGGGACCGCGTGACCGCGCTGCCCGTCGTCCGCCGCCCTGAAGCGGACTGCCCATTTTGCGGCAAGGCCGAGGGCGACAACTGCCCCGCGTGCCACGGCGTCGAGGGGGCTGCACAAAAGCGACGCGCCCGGGTCGAGTCCGAGCGCGCAGGGGACGGGAGAAACGCCCCGTCTCTGACTGTGACCGAAACCACCGCGACCGGCAAGCCCGCGCCGCGCGGTGACGACCTGTGAGCGGGCGAGGAGACACGACCACATGACCACTGCCAAGAAGATCGAAGCCACCATCGTCCCCACCGTCGGCATGGTGCTCGTGCCGCGCAGCATCCGCAGCCACCACACGCCGTTCCGCGTGGCCAGCGTCGGGTCGGATGGCGTCAAGGCACAGCGCGCCCGGTCCACCTGCCTCGTCGCCTTCAGTACGATGAACGACAAGTACCGCGTGGCCACGCCGGAGGAGGCCGCGGCGTTCGATGCGTCGGTGGCCGTCCGCGCGGTGGAGCACGTCGCCCCGGCGCTGACCACGGAACCGGCGACCCCGCGCGCCATGAACGACACACCGCCCTCGGAGCCACCGCCAGCGCTGCCAGCCAACGACGCGCCGGCCATGCCTGGCCTGGCGAAGGTCAACGCCGCGCTGTTCATCGAGTCGCAGCGCCGCGCCGATGAGCGCGTGGCCAAACTGGAGTCCAGCGTGGCCAACCTCGTCGGGATGGTGACCGCGCTCCTCCAGCATCAGGTCACGCCCGTTGCGGCCGCCCCGGCTGCCGTCGCGCCGACCGCCGAGCCCAAGCGAGACGACTTGGAGCGCGCCCGCATCGTCAAGGCCGAGCGTCCGTGGGCTGACCCGCTGGTGCAGGACTTCATCGCCGCCGAGATGGAGCGCGTCACGTTCGCCACGGCCGGCGAGATCGAGCGCGCCATGTTCCCCGGCGAGTTCCACGAGGCGCTCCGGGTCTGGTGCGACATGAACGGCAAGGCCACGCCGGACCCGCGCACCACGTATGCGGTCCTCCAGGACATCGCCCCGAACCGCCACCTGGTCAAGGGCCGGGGCAAGGACGAGCGGCACAAGGTCGGGCTCGCGCGTCGCCGGCAGATGGCCCTCGACCTTGACGGGAGCGGGGACCTTGGCGAGGTCATGGCGAGGGCCCGCGGCGTCTGGCCGCTGCTCAAGGACGACGCGACCGCGGCCAACGGGATCAGGCTGCTCCTGTCCGACAAGCGCGCCAGCAAGGCCGAGGTGCTGGACGCCATCGCCGGGGCGGCGCTGGAGCAGCGGCGCAAGGGCATCTTCGTGGACCCGGGCAAGGTGTTCGCCAACCTGAACAGCGCGCGCGTGTTCGCCAGGATCGCCCGTGACCTCGGGGGCGCGAAGTGACGACGGCCCCCACGCACCCGATCCGGCGCGTGCCCCTCGTGGACCTGCGCCGTGACGGCGGTACCCAGGTGCGCGCCGAGATGAAACCGGAAACCGTCGACGCCTATGCGGAGGCGTTGAGCGAGGGCGCCGACTTTCCGCCGGTGGTCGCGTTCTTCGATGGCGAGGTCTACTGGTTGGCAGACGGGTTCCACCGCGTCCTCGCTCACGAAAAGGCTGGGTTGGTGGACGTGCTCGCCGAGGTCCTCAACGGGTCCAAGCGCGACGCCCTCTTCTTCGCCATCGGGGCCAACGCCAAACACGGCCTGAACCGCACCAACCAGGACAAGCGCCGGGCCGTCGAGTTCTTGCTGAAGGACAACGCATGGGCATCCAACTCGGACAACTGGATTGCCTCGGTTGCCCACGTCTCACAGCCATTCGTCGGCAAGGTTCGCGCTGACCTCGCCGCGACTTATAACGGTTATAAGTCAACCGAGCGCACCGGCAAGGACGGGCGGACCATTGACACGTCCGGTATCGGGAAGGCCAGGCCGGCGGCGCCCGTCGAGGATGCGCCCCCACCGGCGCCGCCGCCAGCCCCGGCGCGTCACCCTGTCCTCGATGAGATCGACGGCGCAGCGGACCTCCGCGCCCTCGACGCCGCCTTCAATCGGGTGGCGCTGGCCGGACTGAGCGAGGACGACAGCGACGCGGCAGGCGAGGCGTACCGGCGCCGGTCCTCGGAACTTCGGGAGCAGGCGACCCCGGCGTCTGTCCCGGTGGCGCCCCCGCCATCGACGACCCCGAAGGCACAGGCCGCCCTGTTCGCGGACGCCCTCGCTGCCGCGCCACCATCGGACGCCGGGGAGGTCGAGGCGCTGCGGGCCGAAGTCGCAGCCTACCGCGCGTGGATCGCCTCGCTCCGGGAGCGCGCCGAACACCTTCCCGTCCTCGTCAAGAACTCGACGCCCAACCTGGACCGGGCACGGAAACTCGTGGAGCTGGCCGGCAGCCCCAACGAGAACGAGGCGCGCAGCGCGGCGATGCAAGCGTGCCGGATGATCCGGGAGCAAGGCATCCGGCTCGCGTCCGACAACCCGCTCGTGTCCAGCGATCCGCTCGACCTGGCGCTGAGGGGTCTCTACGACGCTGCGAGGCGCGCTGGGGTGGTCCTGTGAACTTCCGCAAGTTCGCCGCGCTGGCCGACATCACCACCGTCCTCCCGGACCTCACGGAGACGGAACTACGCCGCCTTCTCGCCCTAGCCCACGGACTGCGCCGGGAGCGGACGCCGGCCCGGGAGAGCGTCCGGGCAACGACCCTGGCCAGCGAGGCGTTGCCGGCCGTCGAGGCGGCGGCGCTGGCGCTGGACCGCCGGGAGCACCTCTACGCCGCCAGCCTCGCCCTCTACGCGATGCGCGACCACGTGGCCGCCGAGTCCCGCGCCCGGGTCCGGGCTGGCGAGGCGGCGCTGGACGAGGTGATCGCCGCCCTCGACACGCTGCACCCGGAGCCCGTGGCCGCGCTGGTCCTGGCGCTCCGGGCTGCGGACCAACCCCCCACCTGACTCCCCCTGAAACGCCAGCGGCGCTCATCCGGGTGGAGAGCGCCGCCGAGGCAGCCCGCTGTAACCAGCAGCGGGCACGTCGTTCCGCCCGCGGAGATTGCAGTGACCGAAACGAAACGACCCCTGATTCCTACCACGACCCCCGCCGGGGTCAACGCCTGCGAGGTACTGTGATGGCTGACCGTTATCAAAAGGTCTACGTGAAACTCTGGACGGGAGACACCTTCCGCCCGTTGTCGCAGCGCGGCCGGATGCTGTGGCTGTACCTGCTGACGTGCCCCGAGACGACGATGATCCCCGGCGTGGTCCCCACGTCGCTGGGCCTCATGGCCGACCGGCTCGGGTGGACCACGGACGAGGTGCGGGAGACCATGGGCGAGCTGGAGCAGAACGGCGACGCCGCGTTCGACCCGGCTGGCCTCGTGTGGCTCCCGCGCGGCGTCGACCACAACCCGCCGGACTCGTCCAAGAACGTGAAGGGCTGGGCCCGTCACTGGTCAGAGGTGCCGTCGTGCCCGCTGAAGTTGGCGGTCTGGTCGTCCCTCCGGTCGTGGCTGGCCATGAACAAGGGCGAGGTCACCGCGGTCTCGTTCGAGGAGTCCTGCAAGCGCCCGGTGCTCAGCGGGCGGAAAACCTCGGGTCAGATGCCCCATGCCATGCCCCATCGGGAGGGCCATGCCGTGCCCCATGCCATGCCCCACCCGATGCCAGTAGCAGGAGCAGTAGCAGAAGCAGGAGCAGAAAACCGAGAGAGCGCGTGTGCTGGCGCACCCGCCCCCGCTCGCGCGTTGGATAAGTCCCCCCAGACCTCGCCGTCCGGCCACGTCGTCGCGGAGGTGGTCTCGACGGAGCCGCCCCCATCCCGGACCCCACCGGCGCCCGTCGAGGTCGTCGCGTCCTCCCCGACCGTCACGACCGCCCCGTCCTCGCACGCAACCGGCCCTCTCGCTGCGAGCGCCGCCCAGGACGATGACGAGCCCCCGCCCGCCCAGCGGTGCCCGTCTACGCCCCGTCCCGGCGCCTCCGTTCAGGCAGCCCCGCCGGTGACCCCGGCGCCCCCGGTGGCTACCCCGTCGGCGCCCGCCCAGCCCTCGCTCCTGCCGGACCTGGACGCCGCGCCCGCCGAGGACGCGCCGCCGGTGGCGATCCCCCGGGTCGCGGACCTCGACGACCGGACCCCGGCCAACCGGGTGCTGCGTGCCTGGGGGTCGCAGATGTACCGCGCCCACCAGCAGCCCCTCGCCACGGAAGCCCGGCGCCGCGTCGTCCGGGACCGCCTGCGGGTGTTCAGCGAGGCGGACCTGATCCGCGCCCTGACCGGTGCCCTGACCGACCCCTACGTCAACGGCCGGTCCGACCGCGCCCCGTCCGGTGGGCAGCGCGACATCGCGTGGCTGTTCGCCAAGGTGGAGCGGGTGGAGGGCTTCCTCCGCGCCGTCCCCGCACCGCCCCCGCCACCCTCGCCCCGGCCCGCCCCGAGGATGCCACCCCCGCTCAAGCCCGGCGAGGTCCGGCCGGTCATCAGCGTCGAGGACTACGAGCGCAACGCCTTCGCCCCGGTTCTGCCCCGGCGCATGACCGCCGCGGACCTCGCGGCCTACGAGCAGGGAGGCGCCCATGTCGGCTGAACCCCGTACTGCCAGCACCAGCGTGCGTGCCATCCACCCACCCCCGCACCACCTCGACGTGGAGGCCGCGCTGCTGGCGGTCCTCATCCTGGGGGAGGCGACGCCGGTGGACCTGACGCCGCTGCGCGCCGAGCACTTCTTCAGCCCGGCGCACCGGCACATGTTCGAGGCCGTCGTCGCCATCGTCGCCGAGGGCGCCACGCCGGATCACGTCACCGTCACGGGCAAGCTCCGGGAGATGGAACGCCTGCCCGACGTGGGGGGCATCCCTGCCATCAGCCGCATCCTGGACGAAGTGCCCTCGATCCCGGACCTGCCGGAAGCGGTCCGGCTCGTCGTCGACGCATGGGCCCGGCGTGAGGTTGGGGCCAAGGCCCAGCGGTGGCTCGCTGCCGCCCGGCGCCAGGGCAGCGACACGGCGCAGTTCCTCGCCACGATCCGCAAGGAAGTCGAGGCGCTGGAAGAGGCCCGGTCGCAGTCGGACGCGGCGACCGACATGCTGGCCGGGTTCCAGTCGGACCTTCGCACCATCCACGACGCGGCCAACGCCCAGGCGAAGACCGTGCGGACCGGCTACCCGGGCATGGACCGGGCCATGGACGGCGGGCTGTGGGAGGGCAAGACCGTCGTGATCGGCGCCCGGTCCGGCTGCGGCAAGACCGCCGTGGGGATCAACCTGGCGCTGCGCTGCGCCGAGACCCCACCCGAGGACGGCGGCGGCGGCGTGCTGTTCGTCAGCGCGGAACTCCCAGCCAGCGAGATCCGCCAGCGGTTCGTCTGCCACGAGGCCCGGGTGAGCATGGCGGACTACCGCTCCGGCCGCGCCCTGGACCACATCACGCCGTGGGTGTCGCACCTGGCCCGGCAGCCCATCCACGTCGACGAGCAGAGCCGCACCATCGAAGCCGTGCGCGCCAGCGTGCGCCGGCACAAG